ACTAACGAATGGTCGCCAGAGGAACTGCTGCGTTTCATCGTCGGCATCGTACTTTCGCTGACGCTTACGTTCATTGTAGCTACAGTATTATACTCGCTGGTGTTTGTATCGCAGCCGATGGAGGGGCAGTCCCCTAACGACGCTGAGTTTTTTAAGCTGATTAACCCAATAGCGACGTTCATTGTCGGGGCATTGGCAGGACTTATGGCTGGGCAGGGCAGCGGCTCGATCAAGCCGAAGCCACCAAAAAAAGGAGAATGTGATGAGCTTCCTGAATAGTTTTGAAAGTAATAAAGACGGCACGAATGATACCATCGAGTTTGTCATTCGCGTGGCTATTGTCACCTTGTCTGCCGTTATCCTTGTGGTTGTGCTGGCGCTTGCCGTTGGCCTGTTTGTGTCAAATGACGTTGTTAGCAGCGCAGCTATCCTTGAGACGGTCAACCCTGCGTTCCAGACGATCATCGGTGCGTTTGTCGGTCTGCTTGGCGGCCTGAGCCTCAACGCCAATGCACGGGACAAAGAACCTGAGCCAGAAGCGCCGACACCAGAAGCGCCGACACCGGAACCAGAACCAGAAGTCGGTGAGTATAATCCTGTGCCGTTGGTCCGCCCTGCTGGGACGATCTTCCCTAAAGGCGACATTGAAGAAGACGAGGACGACGACATGGAGCCTTGGGAGAAGTACCGCAACGACCTGCGCTATGACGCCAATGGCGATGGCGTGGTTGATGAGGCTGACTTTCCTGACTGGCGCAACCCAGCAACGTAATGGCGGGCGAACTCTCCACCGTTGAACTGATTGGGCAGCTTTGGCCTATCGTGTTGGCGTTTATTACGTTGACAATCATCCTTGCCAAGATGGATGTGCGCCTCGCCGTGGTTGAGGAAAAGATTAAGACGCTCTTTGAGTTATGGAATAATAGGAAGGATGATAAATGAGCCTTGTAACCCTTCAACAGAAAATAGGAGTGACGGCAGATGGCGCATTCGGTCCGGGAACATTTAAGAAGGCTGCGGCTTTCTATAAGTTATCACCCGATCGCGCAGCGCATTTCTTTGCTCAAACGGCGCATGAAAGCGGCGGCTTCAAAGCGTTCAGCGAAAACCTCAACTACGGAGCCAAAGGGCTTCGCGGCATCTTTGGTAAATATTTCCCGACTGATGCAATGGCTAGATCATACGAACGTCAGCCGCAGAAAATAGCCAACCGCGTCTACGCCAACCGCATGGGCAATGGGCCTGAAAGCAGCGGCGAGGGCTGGCTTTTTCGCGGTCGCGGAGCCTTGCAATTAACGGGCAAGTTTAATTTCAAGGCGTTCTCCGATTATATCGGTAGGCCGGACGTGATGACCAACCCCGACTTGGTTGCTACGGAACTGGCCTTCGAGAGCGCCCTGTGGTTCTTCGACAAGAACAAGCTCTGGTCGATCTGCGATCAAGGCACCGGCGATGCTGCCATCCTCGCGCTGACAAAGCGGATCAATGGCGGCACGCATGGCCTTGACGATCGTAAGGCAAAGACGAAGAAGTACGCGACATGGCTTTAATCAACCCAATTATGATATATGGATTGGCAGGCGCTTTAATCATTGGCGCTGCTTCTGGGTACAAAGTCCGTGATTGGCAGTGCGATGCAGCTTTTGCAAAGGCGCTGGAGAAGGCTGAAAAGCTACGGGTCAAAAAACAAGAGGTAGTAGACAATGTTTCGCAAACCTACGAAGTTGAACGAGATCAAGCCAATGTGGTGGCAACCGAACGCACAAACACCATACGTGAAATATACAAAACGGCTCCTGCCGTTCCTGTTGATTGCGCTGGTTCTGATGCTTTGCGCAGGGTGCTCGAAGGCGGTGTCCGTGACGCCAATGCCGCTACCACCGGCAAACCTAGCGGCGAAGTGCCCGACACTTCAAGACCCGCCACTCGTACTGATTGACCCTGAGCGCGCGCTTTGGGAAGCTGACATCATTGCAAAGTATACGGACTGTAGTGTAAAGCACCGCTTGACGGTTAAAGCATGGACAGACGCAGTAGCTGTAAAATGATAAAAACAGGTTTTCTGGTGCGCAAAACGTAAAAAACTGATATAGGGGCACGTTATGGCCACTGCGATGACATTCACGACGTTGAAACAAGACGTGCAGCGCTACCTTGAGCGCGGCAACACACTCGCGTCGGACCCCATTGTCTTTGAACAAATCCCGCGTCTGATCAACCTCGCCGAGCGTCGCATCGCCCGCGAGCTGAAAGTCGAGGGTTTCATCAACGTCGTGACCGGCACGCTCTCTGCGGGTCAGTCTGTCTACCCCAAGCCCGATCGCTGGCGCGACACCGTGTCGATCAACATCGGCACAGGCGCTACGTTCAACAACCGCAAAATCATATACTCCCGCGTCTACGAATATCTTCGTTCCTACTGGCCAAACGCCTTGGAGACGGACACGCCGCTGTTCTACAGCGACTATGATTACAGCCATTGGCTGTTCGCGCCGACGCCGGACGCAGAGTACCCATTCGAAATCCTGTACTACGAACTGCCGCCCTTGCTCGACGAGAGCGTGCAGACGAACTGGATTACAGAATACGCCCCGCAGCTTCTGCTTTACGGCACGCTGGTTGAGGCAACGCCGTTCCTGAAGAACGACGAACGCATCCCAGTTTGGCAGAGCATGTACGACCGCGCGGCGGCAATGTTGAACGGCGAAGACCTCGCCAAAATCCTAGACCGATCCGCCGTGCGTAAGGAGGCATAATGTCCACTTCATTTACACAAGTTTTTGGTGGTACAACGATCTACCCCTCAGACGTATCGTATCTCCCACTTGCGCTGACCAGCGACATATCCCTCGAGTGGCCGCTTGAGGCCACCACCGGCAATAACGTCGTCGCCCGCATCATCGACATCACGCCAACCGGCCCGTACACTGTCACGCTTCCCGACGCGATGTCAGTCGGCGTCGGCCAGACGATCCTGTTCAACAACCTCGGCCCCGACACAATCACTATCGACAACGCCGCAGGCAACGCGATCCTGAGCATCGGCGCGGGCGAGCAGTGGCAGTGCTACCTCATCAGCAACACCACCATTGGCGGTGTCTGGCGCACTTTCCGTTACGGCGCTGCCGTCGCGCAGGCGCAGGCCGCCGCATTGGCTGGCGCTGGTCTGGTTGCCTCTGGGTCGACCCTCGCACAGAATTACGAAGTCGTTGACTTCTCGATTACGCCATACAGCCTCACGGCCCCTGACCGCGCAAAGGTCTTTGTCTGGAACGGCGGCCTCGGCACGATGAACCTGCCTACCGCTGTCGCCGCTGGCGACGGCTGGTTCGTGCAAGTCCGCAACGGCGGTCAGGGCGATCTCACCATTGACCCGTCTGGCTCTGAGCTTATCAACGCCGCGTCCTCGCTTCTCTTGCAGCCGGGCGATAGCGCCGTCATCGTCAGCGACGGCGTCCAGTGGTACACCATCGGCCTCGGTCAGCAGGCGGTCTTCGCCTTCGACTACACGACCATCGCCGTCACTGGCGGCACGTACACACTCTCTGGCTCCGAGCTGAACCGTATTGCGTACAAGTTTACAGGCACGCTCTCGTCTAACGTCAACATCGTTGTGCCCGCAACGGTGCAGCAGTACTGGGTCAACAACGCCACGACGGGCGCGTTCACGCTCGGCGTAAAGACATCCAGCGGCGCGGCCACTCTGGTCACGCAGGGCGCAACGGCCATCCTGTACTGCGACGGCACGAACATCATCTCGGCGACTACCTCGGCGGCCTTTGCGGGCACAGTCCCCATTGCACAAGGCGGCACGGGCGCGGTTACCGCACCCTCGGCGCTGACCAACCTCGGCGGTACAGGCATCGGCACGGCGGTCTTTACGGCATCCACAACCGCTGCGGCCCGCTCTGCCATTGCGGCGGCTGGCTCTGGCGCTAACTCCGACATCACGTCACTGACGGGCCTCACGACGCCACTGAGCGTCGCGCAAGGCGGAACCAACGCGACGACAACTGGTGCCGCGCGCACGAGCCTCGGCGCGGCGGCGAGCGGCTCTAACGCAGACATCACGGCGCTCACCAACGCGGCAGGCATTCAGATCGGCGCTCCCACAGGGGGCGCACTGGGCGCGGGCACTATCAACGCTACAGGTCTCTTCATCAACGGCGTCGGCGCTGCGGCAGGCGGCTCGGTATCGAGCGTGGCCTTGTCGGCCCCGTCCATCTTCACCGTATCGGGCTCGCCAGTCACAACGACTGGGACGCTCGCGCTATCGTACTCGGGCACTGCGCTGCCTGTCGTCAACGGCGGCACGGGTCAAACAACGTACACCGATGGGCAGTTGCTCATCGGTAACAGCACCGGCAACACGCTCACGAAGGCGACGTTGACGGCGGGCTCGGGCATTACGATCACGAACAGCGCGGGCGGTATCTCTATCGCATCTTCCGCTGGCGGTGGTTCCGTAACATCCGTAGCCGCGTCGGGCGGCACAACCGGTCTCACATTTACTGGCTCGCCAATTACAGGCGCAGGCACACTCACTCTAGGGGGAACCTTAGCGATAGCGTCTGGGGGCACTGGCGCGACCAGTGCCTCCGGCGCGAGGCTTACTCTCCTCGCGGCTGGCTCTGGCGCTAACTCCGACATCACATCGCTCACGGGTCTCACCACGGCGTTGTCTGTCGGCCAAGGCGGTACAGGCGTTACCTCCACACCCGTAAACGGTCAGCTTCTGATCGGCAACGGCTCTGGGTATAGCGTCTCGACGCTCACCGCAGGCTCAGGCATCACGGTCACAAACAGCGCGGGCGGCATAACCATCGCCTCTACCGCTGGCGGTACGGGTACTGTTACCTCGGTCGGCGGCACAGGCTCGGTCAACGGCATTACACTCAGCGGCACCGTTACCACGTCTGGCAGTCTCACCCTCGGCGGCGCGCTTTCGGGCGTCAGCCTGAGCACGCAGGTCACAGGAACGCTTCCTGTTGCCAACGGCGGTACCGGTGGAACCACGCAGGGCACAGCGCAGTCCGCGCTTGGTGTACCTTCCACCACTGGCTCAGGCGCAAGCGGCACATGGGGCATCAGCATCAGTGGCAACGCGGCGACGGCTACATCGGCGACCAGCGCGACGTCCGCGACCACCGCGACGTCCGCAACTACGGCAGGGTCGGCGACAACGGCTACGACTGCGACCACCGCGAACGCGCTAAACACGTCCAACAACTATCAGGTCAACAGCCTCGGCGTCGGCACTGCGGGCTCGGGTACTGCGGGTGAGATCCGTGCGACCAACAACGTCACGGCGTTCTACTCGTCCGATGCGCGCCTGAAAGAGAACGTGCGTCCGATTGAAAACGCCCTCGACATCGTGACTACTGTCGGCGGCAAGACCTTCGACTGGACTGATGCCTACATCGCGGAGCATGGCGGCGAGGACGACTACTTCATCCGCAAAGGCGACTTTGGCGTCATCGCACAGGACGTACGGGAAATGTTCCCGTTGGCCGTTCGCACTCGCGACGATGGCACACTGGCCGTTGACTACGAAAAACTTGTTGCTGTCGCCTTCGCGGCCATCAAAGAGTTAAAGGCTGAAGTGGACGAGTTGCGGGGAGCTAAGTAATGACGCTCAACGCATCGGGGCCAATTAGCTTAGGTGGCAGCACTACGGGGCAGTCTATTAACCTCGAACTGAGCCAAGGGGCTACTGCACAGGTTTCACTAAACGATACCAATGTGCGCACACTGGCGGGTGTCGCATCTGGCGCTATTATTGTACCGACCAACTTCTACGGCAAGAGCGCGGGCGCTACTGTTAATTTTAACGACGCAGTTGTTGTGGCTGCTGGCGTTCCCGCCCAATCTGCGGGGTACCGCATAAATACAAATGGATTTGTTTACGAAGTGGTAAATGGCGTCGACACATCGCTTGGCCAGTGGGTTACACCGTCGTCCGCAGGCGGTAACTACGAAGTTTTTGCAACACTAGTTAGCGGCACTCTTTCTTCAGGAACTACGGGTTCTTGGGTCGCTACCTCTGGAACCCCGCTGTGGACACGGGTGGCGGCTATCGCAGGCACCCTCAATATCGTAGAGTTAGTTATGGATGTGCGTGCTACCGGAACCGGAACTGTCCTCGATACGTGGTCTATACAGCTTGAGGCTGAGAGGTTCTAATGGCCGAGAATATTGTACAGCTACGCTCCGCCCCCGGCATCAAGCGCGACGGCACCAAGTTCGAAGGTGACCAGTATGTTGACGGGCAGTGGGTCCGCTTTCAGCGTGGGCTGCCGCGTAAGATGGGCGGCTATCGCTCGATCAACAAGTTCCTTCGCGGCCTACCTCGCGCTCTCCTTGAGTACACGCAGGATTTGCTGACATACGTCCACGCAGGGTCGGCTGACCGCCTTGAGCGCTTCTTCATTGACGGCACCTACAACACGAGCGTCATCACTGACCGCACGCCCACGTCGGGCTTCACCGCAGACGCCGCAAACATGTGGCAATTCGCAACGGCCTACGACACAACGAACGGCAACCAGATCGTCGCGCAAGTTGCGCCGAACCTCAACTGCATCTGCAACAGTGACGGCGGCGACGTCTTCGTCGGCAACCTCCTCGGTACATCTGCACTGACGCAAGTCACGCTCATACCCGCTAACTTCAGCGCCACTGGCGGCGTTGCGTCACTGCCGCCGTACACATTTGCCTTCGGTAATGACGGCTACGTGGCATTCTCTGTGCCCAACACGCCGAATGATTTCACTAGCTCTGGCTCAGGCAATGCGTACATCACAGGGCAAAAGATCGTCAAGGCCATGCCACTGCGCGGCGGACCGGGCAACAGCCCGTCTGGCCTGTTCTGGTCGGCTGACAGTCTCATTCGCGGCACCTATGTCGGCGGCACGCCAGTATTCCAATTCGACACCATAAGCTCGCAGTCGTCAATCTTGGCGTCCAATAGCGTCATCGAGTACGACGGCATCTTCTACTGGATCGGCACCGACCGCTTCCTGTCGTTCAACGGCGTCGTGCGCGAAGTCGAGAACAACATAAACCTGAACTTCTTCTTCGATAACCTGAACTACGAGCAGCGCCAGAAGGTGTTCGCGATAAAGGTTCCGCGCTTCGGTGAGATATGGTGGTGCTTCCCGTTCGGCGACAGCCTCGAACCGAACCACGCCGTCTGCTACAACGTGCGTGAGAACACATGGTACGACACCGAACTGCCCAACGGCGGACGCGGTGCGGGCATCTTCCCTGCCGTATTCCGCAAGCCGCTCATGTCAGGCGTCGCGCCGCAGGATGCCGAGGCCGTTTCGGTTACGGTGGTCACAGGCGGCACTGGTTACGCCGTGGGCAACACGCTTACGGTCGTGGGTGGTCTAGGCCAACTCGATACTGAGCTGACAGTCACGACTATCGGTGGCGGCGGCGTTATAACCGGCATCACCATAAGCAATGCGGGTCAGTACACCGAGATCCCAGCCAACCCAGTCAGTGTGACTGGCGGGGCAGGCAGCGCGGCCACGTTCAACATCACATTCGACAACCCGTACAAGTTCTGGGTTCACGAGGTCGGCACGGACGAGATCGACGGCCTGACGCTCAATCCGATACAGTCATTCTTCGAGACCGCCGACTTGTCTTTGCCCGTGACGGAGCGGGTCAGCAAGGCATTGCAGGTCTTGATGATTGAGCCTGACTTTGTGCAGAGCGGCGACATGACTGTTCAGGTCATGGGCCGAGCCAACGCCCGCGCGCCTGAAGTCAACGGCATTATAATGACGTTTGTGGACACCCCTCAGACGCCGCAGGAGCAGGTCGTATTCCTGAAGACGCAGCGCCGCGAGCTGCGCTTCCGCTTCGAGAGCAACACCCTTGGCGGTGACTATCAGATGGGCCTCGTGCTTGCGCACGTCCAGCCGGGCGATGGGACGACACTGGGATGATCGACCCGCGCGGAATGACTTGGCAAGACTGGGCCTGTTCAGTTATACTGTCGGTCAACGACGCGTGGGCATTCGGCACGCCTCCCGAGGAGGCCGAGTGGCAAGGCTGGGCTATAGGGCTGTTGCGTGCCTCACCATTTACGCAGCAAATTATTCCTGATCCATATCAGTTCTCGGATTGGCGTGAGTGGGGAATGCGTGTATATCCGATGCTCGAAGGTAAAAGCTCATGAACTACATCCCCGGCTTCAGTAACTACTTGCAGGCAGCCGTGCCGCGCTACGCCGATGGCGGCGCGGTTATGGACGACCCTCGCCGAGCAGCGGTTGAGCCAACGACGCAGGAGGCCGCGCCTTACGGCCTGAGCGGCTTGTCTCCCGAAGCTTTGGCGGGCCTGTACGCGCTATCCTCATCAGGTAACTTTAATCAAGGGAACTACGGTTCCGACTTCGGCAGCTTAGACAACGTATATGGTATGAACTTCGGCTCCGACTTAGGCAGCGGCGGAAGCGGGGGCGGCTTATACAAAGTCAACCCATATATGCAAACTTTCCAAGCACCGCTGTCAGACAAAGGCAACTCAACCGCCTCTGCTGGCGGCGGCATAGATGTTAAATCGCCGACCCAAGTATTCCGTTTACTCGATAAGAATACTGGAAAAGTGGTGTACGAGGGTGTCGGGTACGAGGGGGCGCAGGAGGCCATCAACCGCGCCAATGCGCTCACAGCCGAGCAAGGCGCAAAAGCGCAGTGGCAAATACAGACGCCGAACTCTCAACAAGAGAGCGGCTACAGCGTCGTCGCTAATGAAAAGCGGAGCCAGAGCACAGTCGGTGACATCGCAAGTTTTGCGCTCCCCATTGCTATGGCTATCGCGACTGCCGGTGCCAGCCTACCAGCGCAGATGGCCGCTGCTGGTCTGGCTGGTGCAGCGGGCGCTGGTTTGGCTGGTAAAAACCCCTTAAAAGCAGGTTTAATCAGCGCGGGAACCGCTGGCCTAATGGGTGGCTCTGGTGCTAACGAGGCCATCGGAAAAGCCGTTGGCAGCGTTGGTGGCGCTCTTGCGGCTAAGACGACCGAAGAAGTGGCAAAAACAGCCGCAGAAAAAGCTGCCGAGCAGATTATTGTCACCGGCCTTTCAAAGGCGGCGCAGGGCGCGGGAAGCGCCATAGGCAATACTTTACTGTCTCAAGGCCTAAAAGGCGGACTGAGCGAGGTCACTGGCTACAAGACGCCAGCCGAGAAGTTTGCGCAGCAGCAAACACCGACAACATTACAACCGCCCGTCGATATGTACGCAGGTGTCGACCCTATCGATGTACTTGCAAGAACGTCTGGCTCAGGCTCGCCCTTTGGCGCAGCGTTCCCTATTCCCGTCAACGCGATGCTTTCAGGCTCATTAAACCCCACGCAGCCCGCGCAACAACCCAAAACGGCAGAAGACATCGAAGCCGAGCGAAACCCGATGGTCGTCACAGGGGGCGGACTGGAAAGTCTCACACCAGACGAGCTGTTGGCCGCTTTATCTGGCGTGGGTGGCCTTGCCGCTGCCACGGCGGGCAATGTCGGCCCAACCGCCGCCAACCAAGCCAAAACGGCAGAAGACCTTGAAGCCGAGCGAAACCCAATTACGGTAACTGGAGGCGGACTGGAAACACTTACCCCAGCAGAACTGTT